GTAAACTCAGTATCACCGAGTCCCTTTTTGTTACTGTAGTTGAATAAGAACTTCTTGAAGTCATCTGTTAACTTCTGAGTACCGTTTGTCTCAAATGTAACGTACCTGAGACCCTTCATGTTATCATGTGCAAGCAGTTCTTCATAGGAACGCTGCCAACCAAGCAATGGTTCACCACCAGTAATTACAAGATGTTCATTCTTCCATTGCTTATTAGGAAGCATATCAACAATCTTATCAGTAATGTCTTTTGTAGTCATCAACGGAGACAAGTGTTTGAATCTAACATCCCAGCTTGCATATGAATCGCATCCCGTATGCACAAGAGGCAAGTCATCATACTTCTTATACTGTTCTGGTTGAATCTTGAATCGTTCATTTGACATATCACCCTTTGGCATCCCAAACCCACCACAGGTAAAGTTACAACCAAATGTACGCAAGAATACACTAGGTGTACCCACATACTTTCCCTCTCCTTGTAGAGAGTAGAATAATTCTGCTATCTTAATTTTCTGCATATTGTGGTACCTTGTATTCACGTTTATATTTCTTACGCTGCCTAATTGCTTGATCGAGGTGAAACTTGTTTGCTTTCATAGTGTAGTTCTCACCATTCAAGTGATCGATCTCATGCTGCACACATCTTGCTGATATGCCTGTAAACTTATCTGTATGAGCTTCTCCGTGAGAGTCCATATAACGAACCCTAATCAGCATAGGCCTCTTTATTTTAACGAATAAATTAGGATAAGTCAAGCAGCCTTCTTCCAATGTAACTTCTTCCGTTGATACGTCAGCAATTACTGGATTGAACATTACCTTTGTTGGGTTTGACCAAAGTACAAATACTCTGTAAGGCAATCCACATTGGTTTGCAGATAAACCAAGTCCCTTATAATGAATCATTGTCTCAATCAAATCATTAGCCAACTCATGAGGGTTGGTTGGTGGTTTGTTAAAATCAAATCTCTCTAACTTTGTCCTCAGAAGAGGATGATCGGGTTTAACTAATTCTAGCACCATTTTGATATTTCTCCATCCATGATTTTCCACATGATACACATTTTTTTGTTCTCTCTTCTAACACACTTGTATCCGAATTGAGAAGTGATTTGTTGAATGATTCTCTCACATCACAATCATCACGAACACATCCAGGACCACCGTCTACATATTCAGCCAACAATGTCTTTGTAGATCTACCAGAGTCGTATATACTCATTTTGATATCCTTGAAAAGTTTTTATGTTTCTCAAACTTAATCAGCGAATGAAACTTATCAAACAACTGATCACCCTTATGACTTATGATAAACAAATTAGTATCTGCAGTCAATGTGCTGATAATTTTAAGAAACTCTTCTGTTCCGTTATTATCAAGTGAGCTATCAAATACCTCATCCATGATCAAAAGATTAGTAGAAGCTGAGTTGCGTAACTTACTAATCGCTCTCCAAGTAAAAAGAAGCGCTAAGTCAATACGCATCTTCTCACCTTCACTGAATGACTCATAACTGAAGTCATCTCTGTGTCTTGATTTGATTGTCTCTTCAAAGTTCTCATTCAATTCGAATGCAACAAAGAAGTCCATTGCAGCAAGATACTTGTTAACAAGTTTGTTTATTACAGGTATATATTGCTTGATAATCTTAGTCTTAACACCACTATCTTTAAGCAAAACAGATGCTACTTCTAATACAGCTTTCTCTTGAGTGAGCTGTTGTTTTTTCTCTAAAGAAGCTCTGAGTTGATCTTTCAATACTTTGAGCTCTTCTGTATTTGTATCAATTTGTTTGTTGTTAGTCATCAGACCAGTGATCTCTTTTTCAATACTAGAGATAGATGAGTTTAACATCCTTACTTGTATGTTAAGATCTGTGGCTTCTCTGTTGAGAGTAGATATTTGAGAGGTAACATTCGAGATCTCGGTGAGTCTAGAATTAATAGATTCCATCTCAGATATAACTTTTTCTTTACCTGACTCGATCTCAGAAACTTGCGAAGTGTTCTTCTCAACGATTCCGATCTTATGTTCGTGGGCAATACCTTGACGACAAGTGGGACAATCATCGCTCCCTTGAAAGAAGTCAAGGTCCTTTTTGATCTTGTCAAGCTTTCCTTCCAGCTGTCTAGATAGCGTTGCGAGTTTCTCAGACCTTGTTTGGACCTTTTCGTGATCATTAATACTGTTAGACAATGTTTCGATTTCATTCTGAATCGATCCGATACGGGTATTTGCTTGGTTGATTTGATCATTGAATCCAGCCTTCTGAAGTTCTTTCTGAGCCACTATCTCATCATTATTTTGCTTCAACGATTCAATGTGCTTCTTATACAACTCAATCTTTTCTGCAGCACCCTTGATACCGTAGTCAACCTCATATAAAGAAGTTCTGTTAATTGTAACTTTATCTTTCAATAAAGTATTCATTGTAGAGAAGATTTGGATATCTAATAAGTCTTCAATGATCTCTCTACGGTGGGATGCCGGTAGTTGCATGAAGGGAGTAAACGATGCACTACCAAGAATAACAATCTGCTGAAACGATTTGAAGTTCAGCTTGAGGATATTGCTTTCCAAGTAATCCTGATATTCTCTTGCTTCGGAATTCTGGTTAATAACATTACCGTCTTGCAGTATTTCAAATACAGATGGCTTCTGACCTCTTCTAATAAGGTACTGTCTATGACCAATCTTAAACTCGAGTTCAATCAACATTCCTTTTCTATTGATTGAATTGACTAGCTGTGGCTTATTGATCTTGCGGAATGGTTTACCAAATAGACCAAAGCAAACAGCATCAAGAATGGTACTCTTGCCAGCACCATTCTCTCCAACTATCAGTGTCGACTTGGACTTTGTAAAGTTGATCTCAGTCCATACATCTCCAGTAGATAGAAGATTCTTCCATCTTACCTTTTGAAACAATATCATATTATGTTGATTCTAAATTAATCGCTTCACTATACAGCTCTCTCAGTAATAAGTCAAGCATTTTCTTATCAGCCTTGGTATCGATCTGTTCACAGAACTTGGAAAGGAGTGTCATTGTATCCTCTGCACTTTCCAAGATGTCATCGTTATCTTCTAGGTCCATATTGAGATGGTCATCTACTACTTGCATGTCGGCAGGACCAGCCTTCTCCAATCTATCGATTAGCATATCAAAGTTAGCTGTGTTCTCTTTTGTCTGCACAATTACTTTGACAAAGCAATCTTTGAGATATGAGTATTCTTCAATCACAAACTGATCATTGAAGAATATCTTATAGAACATCTTGTTAGGATTCTGAATGAACTCTAACTCTCTTGTTTCCGTATCAAAGATATGAAACCCTCTCGGATCTTCATAATCTGCCCAGGTAAGCTCGTAAGGGTTTCCAAGATAATGAATATTCCTATTGTTTGAACGATGGTGAAAGTGCCCAGAACAAACAAGGTCAAACCTGTCGAATATTTTTGAATCAAATCCATGATCATTTACTTGCCCCTTATACATTTGAAACCCAGCTAACTCAAGATGACCAAAGCAAACAGTAGCGCTTGTATCTTTGATCATTGCCATCGAATCTTCATAATTGTCCGTGCATATCCAAGGAAGGATCAGTATGTCAAGGCCATCATACGTCAGCTCTACAGGCCTATCATAACCTGAAATGTTGGAGTACTGCTGTAACAACAACCCTGGTGAGTTGATGTCGTTTGTGTTCTTGTAGAATACATCATGGTTACCAATGATTACATCTAGCTTGATACCGAGATCAAACATAGGATCAAAGAAGTATTTACGGCAATTACGCAGCGTTAAGTAGTTGATATACTTGCGCCTGTCGAACATATCGCCAAGGTGGATTACGTTCCGTATACCGCGTTCTTTCAGCGTAGGAAAGAACGTCTCATCATAAAACTTAGCAAACTGTTTATCGAATGCTAGGTGATCCCCTCTTGCACCGAAGTGGGTATCTGTTACTAACGCAATCTTCATATCACTCCTCTACGAAGTTCTCAATACCGACCTTCTGTGCTGGCTTGCGTTTCTTTTCTAAACCCAACTCAAATGCTTTCACAAAGTCGTCCATCTTTTCTGTATCCATCATATTGTTAACTGGCGAACCACCAAAGTCATCACCTTCTTGTACATCGTACAGTTCATCTGAAATAGCAAAGTTTCTAAACACCTGGTGCTTGATGTAGAGATGTTTCTTTTCCTTTTGTATTCGTCTTAGAAAGGCAAAGTAAATAATTTGTGTGAAATAGGCAAACGGATTATTAGACTTCTCAGGATCGAAGTTATCAATGTACATAATACAATTTTCAACACCGTCCGATATCATCTCGTCCTTATAGGAGTAGTTGATAAAGTTAGGCTTTGTTGCCAATCTATTAGCAATCATCAGGATACAGCTACCAATGTAATTTGGAATGATTGGCTTCGGTCTTCCCTCTGCCTCTGCTAATTTAATGTTCTCTCTATGCGTTTTAATAGCTTCGAAGAAAGTCTTGTTGTCAATATAATGTTCAGCCATATCAATGCATCTTATCGTTGGTAAAGTTACTAAGGAGCGACTCCATCACTTCTGCTGGTGTCATTTCCGCTTGCTCTTCTATTGCCCGCTCTTCTGCAGCAACTTGTTCGAGTTCTTGGTCTATACTATCGTCGACATACTTAACATGGTTAGTTACAACATAGCTATAGTACCCAACCATTGATTCTCTTGCTTCAACAGAGTTGATTATGTCTCTGCTCTTAAAAGATAGCTCTCTGCTCTTAGCAAAGGGCATGTAGCGTAACAATCCAATGATTGGCTTATCTGTTCTTTGAGACATCATATAATGAATAGAGAAAGGCTGGTTGACCACAATGTGATCTGATGACTCTGCAACTACTTCACCAATAATTTCATGATCATTAACGAGCTTTATTATTTTTATCATCTTTATCCTTTGAGTGGAATTACGTATGTCTTGTACTCAAACTTCTCCTCATTATATATTTTGATTCGCTCAATAAAATGATTTAGTGTATGATTCCTCTTTTGCTTCCATTGCAGATCATCTGCTATGTCGTATAGACACGCTTTCTCTTTGTTGTTTCCAAGTCTGAGTCCACGTCCGATGGATTGTAGGTTTCTGACCCTTGATTTTGAAGGTGAAGCGAAAATGATATTGTGCAGGTTCTTAATATTGACGCCAGTAGAAAAAGTACCATAAGAAGCGACAATAATCGAACCAGTTTCCAGCTCCACAGACTTTCTAATAGCATCTCTATCCGAACCGCTGATCGTACCAGAAACGAAGTAGACTTTTCTACCATCTGCCTTATTTTTAATCTCATCATATATTGCCTTACCGTGTTTGTCAACATATTGATACAAAACTAACGTATTACCTTTTAACGATACCGCCAGGTTGCATATGAATTTGTTTCTTGGGAGATGGTTAACTAAAAAATTCATCTCATCTGGATATGTAGCTTTCTTTATTAGCTGCCTTGTTTCTTGATCGTAATCAAGTATCACTGCTTTAATTTTAAACTCTGAAAGATGCTTTTGCTCGATCAGTTCAGATGTTGTTGTTACTTTCTTTACTGTTCCGAACAATCCCTCTAACACTAGCTTATGAGTTTGTGATCCATCCAACGTACCAGTAAACCCGAAACGGTATTTACAGTTACCAAGATTCTTCATGATTGTGGTAAGAGAGTTGGCCTTGAACAAATGAGCCTCATCTCCTATTACACAATCAAACTGATCAAACCACTTCTTTGGTAGCTTGTATATTGATTGCCAAGTTGATATGAATATTTGCTTGTCCTCATCCTTCTCTTGGCCAGAGAAGATCATATGACAGTTTTCTTTTGAATCAAATCCGTACTCTTCAAAGTCAGAATACATCTGATGAACAAGTGACGTGGTAGGAACAATCAATAAAGTCTTTACATTATAGTATCTGCAAAGCATGTAGATGATTAATGACTTACCAGAAGCTGTTGGGGACAGAAGCAGTGATCTTCTTTTTCTTATTGCGTGTGCAAACGCAGCAAGCTGATAATCACGTGGTTCTTTTGTAAGATTGAAGCTACCAACGATATCGGATACTGTATCAATTACCTCATCTGAAAAGTCTGTTATTCTTTCACACGGATAGGTATTCTGCTTTGCAAAGTCTTCCACATACTCAATCAAACCAGCATATATGTGATGAGTACCAGAGTTGAATAATCTGATCTTACCATCCCACTTCTTGTTTCTTACAGAGGGAATAAAACGAGCACCAGGTACCTCAAAGGTAAAGTAATTACTCAACTCCTGAGCAATACTATCCTCACAGTGTACCTTGATATAGGTTTCGTTAAATTTCTCTATTTGTATCATAGACCCATCTTAAATCTTTCCCACTCAATAGCATTCTTTATTAAGTATCCACGGTTGTTGAGTGTCTTTATTATGTTCTCAAGAATTTCTATCTTATCTTCTGTTAACTGTATCTTATTTTTGATCAATTGCAAGTCTTCATCAGACTCAATATATACTGGAATATCTGCTTTCAAGATCTTCAATGGTTGAATGTCCCATCCGTTATCTTCTAACTCTTCCTTTGATAGCAGCCCTTGATAGTATTGGTATTTTAACTTGTATGTGTTCTTGTAATCCTGATTCAGCTTTACATACGTCGTCTTCGCCATGTAAAACTCTTTCAGGTATTTGGAGTGGAGTTGAGGAATGCGCAATGATTCTTTACCGAGCTCAGTCTTATCAATCTCGCTATCTATTCCCCATTCATTAATTATTTCTTCGGTCTTCATTTGTCCTCCATCAGGACGCAATTGTATCACAAATTATCAAGAAAGTCAACCTATATCATATTAATTGTGTACTTAATATATTCAAAAGTAACGGAAGACTCCAAATAATTTACACCGGCAGCAGTTGTATTGAAATTGAGTTCTCCGAGCTGAGACGGGAAGGCGTCTAGGAAATTGACTTCAATGTTGGGATTCTTTGAGCTTGTAAGGATCATTAACTTAATGTCTGACCTGTCTCTTGCATTGACGTCAGAGTCAATAGATGTTTGTGCTTGGTATTTTGCAAATGGTTGAAGGTCCTTTGCAGCAAGAGAAACCATCCAGTTGTATATTTCCAAATAGTTAGTCATATCCTCATCTACCATGAATGATACAGTCAGTGGTGAGTACACAAGACGCTCACCAGGAATTGGAATATCCAATAGTGGGGTTGGCATTATTATATTGCCAGCAAATGTTAATCCAGGAATGGATGCACTTTGCAAAAAGAAGTTTAAAAGAGGAGCTTTCTGCAGCACCAGTCTAAAGTTTAGAGGTGAGAGAAAGTTTCTATTTGTTGGGGTGTTTGTTAATGCACTCATAGTAGTATTCCTTTCTACTATTTATGTTAGGCAAAAAAAGAGAGGACCCGAAGGTCCTCTCAATATCCCTCTGCGGGGATTCTTGATTACATCAAGTTGTCGACTAGAATACGTCTGTAGTAAACGTTAGAGTCTTTTGTCAATGCACCAAGGCCAACTGTTGCGCCTTCTGCATATGGGTTTGCAACCATACCGTAACGAGTCTTGAAACCAATCTTAGGTTGGAAGCTGTCTGGATCAACAGCACGAACCATTTGTAGAGGAACGTATGGGCAGTAGAACAAGCCAGCGTCAAATGCGCTAGAACCTTTGTAACCTACAACCATATAGTTGCCACCAGCATATGGGTCGATGTAAACACGAACACGTCCGTTCAACACACCAGCAAATGTATTGCCTGTGTCATCAACGTTCAAGTTGTTGCTGTTAAGAGCAGGAGCGTAATCAAGAACACCAGCCATTTGAAGAGCAGAAGCTACGTCAGATGAACAGATGATGATGTTACCCTTACCACGTCTTGTTGCCTTAGCAATTTGGTTAGCTTCACGTTCAACTTGGAACATCAAACCTTTGAACTTCTCAACAGACCAACGACCGTTAGAGTCTGTATCCAAGTCGAAACGACCAACTGTTGTTGTGTTTTCTGTAGCGCCACGAGTAGCAGTTACGTTGATTGTACGAACAACTTCACGGTTGATTTCAGCAAGAATTTCAGCAGATAGAATGTTAGACAATTCTGTTTCTGCGTCTAGACCATGGATTGCTTTCAAGTCTTGTGCAAGTTCCATTGAGTATTCAGCTTTCAAAGCACGTGACTTAGCTGTAACTGTAACTTTCTCAATAGAGAATGCCATTTCAGCAAATGCAACGTTGCCAGATGTACCAAGAGCTTCTGCTTGTGCTGTAGACATACCAGAACCGAAGTTATAGATGCCTGTTTCAGCCAAGTTAGCTGTACCGCTTGTTGTGTTACCTGGAATAGAACCAACCATCTTCTGACCAAGTGTGTTAGCACCTGTAACAACAGAAGAGAATGATGTGTTAACTTCGTTGTAGAAGTTTTCAACACCAGCGTTAGAGCTGTTGCTGTACTTGGAACGCATAGCGAAGATCAAGCCTGTTGGGCCAGTCATTGGCTGAACACCGCAGATGTCATAAGCAATCAAGTTAGGCATTGCACGACGAACCAAGCTGATTAAAACTGGATCGAAAGTGTCAATGTTATCACCTGTTTGGTTTGCTGGAGCTGCTTCTGTCAATGTTTGTGGAACATATTGATTCGCTTCGCGAAGAGCTTTTTCTGTGTTCTCTAGAACAACAGCTGTAACGCTTCTACGGTGCGTATCTTTGATTGGGGACAAATCAGGGTGAGCCAGGATTGGCTCCCACTTTCTTTGGATGTCTTCTTGCAAGTTCATGTGGATCTCCTTAGAGGGTTAATATGATTTTATTTATACTTTTGAAGTACGCGCGATTGAATTAAAATAGCGTTTAATTGAAGGATCTTGGAAAGAAACTTGTGATTCCTCGTTTAGATCATTATTACCAATCGCTTCTTCTTCTTCTTTTAAGTCTTGAGATGCTGGTTTTGATGGGAAATAGTTTTCTTTAACAAGAACCAACTTTCTTTTGTAGTTGTCTGAACCGTCAAAATCAATACCCTCTGCCAACTGACGTAGCTTCTCAACTTGTGTCATAACTAAGCCTTCTGCTACTTGATCAAAGATTTCGTGCTTTGAGTATTCGCTGATTGACTTAGACAACTCAATGTTTTCATTGATCTGTGAATTCAACTTGTCTTCCAATTGTTGAACAGTTGCTGTCAATTCTTCCAACACGTTTAATTTGTCTTCTGGAATTTCGATATAGTTTTCAGCAAATAGCTTCTTCATACCTTCCATGAATTCTTCTGTGATCTCTGTTCTTAGAGAGTGTTCGATAGCTACTTCGTTTTCTGCCATCCACTGCTCAACACAATAGTTCAAATAGTCATCCAGCTTAGAAGACATCTCTGATGTAACTTCTTCTAGAGCTTCTTCTAGTTTAGTTGAATATTGTTCTTCAAGTTCAGAAATTTCTTCAGATAGACGTGCTTGAATAGCAGCTTCGAAAATCGTAGATGCTTTTTCTTTGAAGTCTTCGGAAAGATCTTCACCATTAAACATTGCGTCGATGTGTTCTTTCATTGCTGCGCCTTTCATTGCAACTGATGCTTTATTCTGAGCAGACATATCGCCAGTTGGAGCTGAGTTGTTTTGTGGATCAGTTTCTTCCTGATCACCAGCTACGGACTGAGGATTCATGTCGCCTTGACTTTTAGAATTAGGCAGTGTAGTTTTTTTAGTGCCTGCATCAGGAGTCATAGAAACTCCGGTAGCGCCACCACCCACTGTTAATTCATCTAATTGTTTTCTTGTTGCCATTTATAACTCCTTAAATGTTCTTTTATTATTTATATTTTAAATTCTTACAGTGAGCGAAGGAAATCAGCAAACACTTTAATCTTCTGTTCTTCAAGATTACGACTAGATGTCTTTTGAATTTCTTTTTTCATCTCTTCAAGCTTTTGTGCCTTGAGGATACCGTTATCCCAAACCCACTCAACACCTTCCATGATACCTCTTACGAAAGCATCAGGAGCTGATGGATCAGCAACAATATCAGCAGCAGTGGCTAGATGGAAATCATCTTGCACTTCATTGATACCTTTACTGTTGGCTACAAGAGAACCCATACCTCTTGAGGATACGCCAAGTTTTGCACCTTCACTCATTAAGTTTTTAACAATCTGACCATAAGGAGTATCCATTATCTTTGCTTTGCCAACAAAGTTTGAACCTTCTCTTACTAGCTTCTGCGTCATGTGCGAAACACGCTCTAGATTAATGTTAGGACCAGAAGGGTGACCTAGTTCGCCAAACGCTCTGTTCTCTTTAACATATTCTGTATTGTATCTGTTAACTTCTCTTTCAAGAATATCGCCACGATACATTCTACCGTTACGGTTAGGTAAGTCTGCTTGCATGAAGATACCTTCAATGAAGAAGTGCTTCTTACCTTCTTTTTCTTCTACGAGAAAGTTTACACTCTCGTTAACTTCGCACATTAGTTTCATTTTGGTTCCTCTTAATACTCGCTAGTAAACGATGAGACTTTTTGGAAGTCTATAATCAGTGTACAGTTGGATGATGTGCAATTAACTACGACATTGGCTGCTGGATCTATTTGCAGAGCTGCACCACCTCCAGCATAATCGATGTAATCAGAAGCATTGTATATATTGACAGTGTTAGCTCCGCGTGCAATCTTCCAGAAACCAGTATCTAATCCGTACCACACTTGGTTGATATGAAGACCAGTTACAGTCTCTCCAGCAATACCGGAGTTAGCAGATGCTACAGTTAGTTCTGTATTGGATGTGAAAAGGACAACAAACTTGCCGCCCTTTTGGTTAATTAATGTTCTACTCGCCATATTGTAGCTCCAGTTGTTCTAAGAATTCGATCATCTGATCTGGATCTTCTTCAAGGATCTGCTCAAAGATCTCTTTGTTTTCATCAGATAGATTTTCGTAAATTGTATTGAGTAGTTGAGTCAGTTCTTCTTCTTCAGTTAACTCCTCAACTTCTTCAGCAACCTTCTTAGCAGTAGCAGTTGCAATAGCCATCTTCTTAGACATTGGCATGTTTGGATTTTCACGCTCAATAGCCTTTGCTACTTCTTCGCGTTTCTTCATCTCTGCTGGAGTAAGATGCTTTTCATCAATGGTGCCTTCTTTGATCATCTTGATCTTAGCACCCATCTCTGTAGCATCATCAAGCTCTGAATCAGAAAGATGCTCACCAACTTTAATACCATCAGCAAGATGTTTACCTACAGCATGTACTTTGTACTTGCCTTTACCAGCATCCTTGACATGAAGGGCCATAGGATGTACTTTAGACATCTCTTCATATACCTTCTCATCATTACCTGGATTATATCCGTGCTCTGTTTCGCGGCTTACTGTTTTAATGTTTGTAGCATTGAACAGTTTATCATCCTGTGTTCCACGATCATCAAGTTTATTTTTGGTAGCAATATGCTTATCCATAAACTTTTTCTCATCTTTGGATTTGGGAGTGAATCCGTTTAAAATATTATTAAGAGTTTTCGCCATCTTCGTCCTCTTCTTGTGTATCTAATTCTTCTTTGTCTCTATTGAAGAAGCTTTGAGCTACTTCAACCTTCTTTTGCTGAATGGAGTCATAGATTCTTCCTGCCATCAGTTCATTAAATACATCCTGCATCTTGGCAGGTTGTCCCTCGTAAGCATATCTCACAAGGTCACTCACTTCATATTGTGTTGTTGTAGAATCCATCGATACTCCTATTTATTGTTGAGGTTCTGGCGGTGGAGGTGGGTAGTATATTTGATTGCTCAGCTCTTGCTGAATCTGAGCATCCATCTGTTCTCTATCCTCATCGCTCTGCTTGAAAATATTAGATCTAATCCAACTATGCGAATAGTACTTACCAATGTACGGAGTTAGTAACTGAGCTGCATTCAATCTTGCATTCAAGACATCAGTCTCTTTTAACTCTTCATAGTAATTATCTTTTGCATAATCAAACTTTATATATTGTGACATTGATTTCCAGTCTTCGACTGTAACAACACCCTTCAATACTAACTGTTTTTCAAGACATTTCAAAAATAATGTTGAGAACTTAGCTCTCATTCTAGATATAAACTTAGCGAACTTAACTTCGTCTCTAGTAATTTCTGTTGCTCTACCAATAGAGTATGTCTGCTCTGTTTGCAATCTTGTTGCTGGTACATTTAGAGACTGATATAGTTTCTTTTGGAAGTATTCAACGTCTTCCATCTTACCAAGATTCTCACCACCAGGTAGTGTAGTAATCTCTGTTCCCTTGCCACCTTCACGACGTGGAAGCCAATAGTCTTCCAGCATAGTCATGAATTTACGATCATCTCTAACCTCACCAGTAGTAGCATCGTATACTAATCTATTCTTATGGCGAACCATCATATCACGAAGATATTGTTCTGCCTTCATCTTTGGTAGGTTACCAACGTCAATGTAAAAAATACGTCTCTCAGGCGCTCTAGATATTCTGTAAATAACTGTTGCATCTTCAAGAACTCTCAACTGGTTCAGTGGTTTGATTGCTTTATGCAAATACGATATAACCATCGTACCGTTTGTATCCATTAGACCGGATGTACAATGAACAATAGCGTCCTTTGCAATCTTTACACCAACTGCAGAATAAGCCGCTGCACCACTACCTATACCCTGTGCATTGTACCCTTTTTCATTGTAGATGTAGTACTCTTTTGTAGTTTGAGTAACAACTGCTTCTGATTTAGGATCTTTCTTCTTCTTCTGCTCACGAATTTTTCTGATCTTTCTAGGATCAATATTTCTGAGCTCTTTGATACCCATACGAGGGTTCTTCTCATCTATGATAACATGATAGTACAATCTACCATCAATATACCATCTCTTGAAGACATCGTATGATTTCTCTTCAAAGTTCAACAGATTCTTTACATTGTTGAATTCTTGAATAATTGCAGATTTGACATTGTCCGGGTAAGGTAGACTGCTTAGGTTAAGCTCGACAATCTTTTCATCTGTCTCTTGAACAATCGCTTCATTTATAATCTCTTCAACAGCTCTATCAATATCTGCTGTCAAAGACATATCTCTATATCTTGTAACTAACTCTGCTTCTGTTCTTGCAGTTCCTTCTAGATCGACATACGTTCCGTACGATCCTCCAGCTGCAACAACAACAGCACCATCATCGTTTGACTGTGGTGCAAAGGAAACGGGTGGCTCCTCAGGAGTAACCCGTTTGAATTCAAATCCAAAAAGACTGGCCATATTTTATCCTATATTAGAAGAGGAGCTTACGCTCCCCCTCATTTCATTCCCAGTAGTCGTAAGACCAAGTAATACTATACTCTTCAATCTGATCAGCAGATCCCCAATCCAAAGCGATTTCGCTAATGTTTGTTGGGAAACAACCAACCAATTTAACAATCTTCAAAGGAGGTCCTTTTTTAGAATATTGGTTGACTGTTAGGTCAACTTTGTATTCACTAGGAAATGCTCTGAAGTTAGTTGTTCTTTGATTGATAATTTCAATCCACTGCTCGACAGCGTTTCTGATAATGAACCCTTCATCGTTCATTACTGTTGTTGACCAATCACCGTACTGTCTTTCACCAGCAATCTTAATTGTTCTACCACCATAAGGAATGGATACTTGGCCAACTGTTGAAGCTGGAAGACTAGCAGAACGAACTAGGAAAGGACTGAACGGGATCAGAGCAGGCACTCCAGGAGGTGTTGAAATGAACACCTGGAAGAGTGCTGGTCTTGCAAAGTCAGTAGTGCTTACTAGCGACTTGAATGCATTTATACTAAAAGCCATTTATTATCTCCTTAATTAGAATCTACCAACAACTTCATCAAATGCGACACCTGATCTCACAGCAACAAAGTTAAGTTGGATGAAGTTAATGGATTTTGCTGGCTTGACGTATATATCTCCCACAAATTCATTTCTATCAATCACTTCGCCAGTGTTGTTTGTCTCGTCACAAACAACTCTATAGTCGTAAATACCTCTGCGACCTTGCACATCTCTCAAGAATGGTTCAACAAGAGAAACAAATTGTGCTCTTGTGAATTCGTCATTCAACTCGAATAGAGAGAACTTGGCTGCAGTAGAGATTGCTTTTTCCAATACAATGAACAATCTACGAACGTTGATACGATCAAATGCACTTGGCTTAGCCAATGCTGTCTTATCGCCGTAGAGGATTGTACCTTGTCCTGGGAATGTTGCAACAGGGTTGATACCGTTCTTGTACAACAAATCACGATCTGCTTGATCTGGGTTGTAAGCTAACTTAACAACATTCTTAATCTGACCACGGTTAAATCCAGCAGGAGAGAACCAAGGATCGCGCTGTGCATCTGTTCGAACACATAGGCCAGCAATGTCACCGTTAAGTGGAATCCAACGGAATATATCGTTGTACTTGTCGTATTGATATTTGTAACCAGAATCGATTACCAAGTATGAAGAAGATCTGCATGA